AAAAAAAAACTCACCCCGACCCCCATATATATACCCCCGACCGGCGCAAAGTTCCCCCGCTTTGCCCTAACTACCCCTCATGCCTGGCTTCCCCTGCACCTATGGCTTACCGAAGAAAGCGCCAGAGCCGAAGGCCAACAACCACCCGCCGTGCCCGCAATGCCCGCACTTCCCGATCACGCAAGTCTTACGCGTACAAGCGGAAGACTCCCCGAAGGATGACAAAGAGGCAGGTCCTCAACGTGTCATCGACAAAGAAGCGTGATACTATGTTGGGATCTGCAGGTCCCAACAGCGGCACCGGCGGTACTCTCGGAGGATACGACATCACTGCGCAGCCGGAGAACCCCGTAGCGTTCCTTTGGACCGCGACTGCCCGAGACAGGTCTAGTGTCAGCAATGACGCCACCCGCCAGTCAACCACCTGCTACATGAAAGGACTTTCGGAACAGCTCCGTCTTGAGACTAGTAACGGAACTATGTGGAAGTGGAGACGCATCACATTCTGCGCGAAGTTCGGCCCGAACTCTATCATCCAGTATTCCGGATCTGGCGGAGTGCAACGAGCCATTATGCCTATCAGCAAGTCTTCTGTCGCGGCTGATGTCACGCTGTGGAACAATATCCGAGCCCGCCTTTTCCGCGGTGAGCCCGGAACTGACTGGTACAACGAAATGCTGGCGCCTATTGACACGAGTCGTGTCGATCTAAAGTATGACCGGACAAGGTTTATACGAAGTGGTAACGCTAGTGCTGCAGCCATAGCCCCCCGCCTTTACCACCCAATGAACAAGAACCTCGTTTACGAGGACGACGAAAGCGGAGCTGTTACGTCTTCGGCCAAGACGTCTGTGTTGGACAAGAGGGGGATGGGTGATTACCACGTGCTTGACTTGTTTGAGTCCGTGGGATCTGATACGACAGGAACTCTGACGTTTGATTCAAATGCTACTCTGTACTGGCATGAAAAATAGCACTAGATAGCTCCACAAAATCACAGTTTGCCTCCATCCACTCGAAGTCTGGCCCACTGCCAGGCTTGTACCAATCGAGCCTAGGGTCTGTGTTGCACAGCCATATTGCAGGCTTACCCCAGCGAACGTTTCGCTTGTGGCGGTACTTGTCCGTCACACTGAATTCGAACTGCCCTCCCATCCAGCACTTGTAAGAAGGAAAGAATCCAAATCCTCCTGCGATGTCGTCAAACACGGCATATTCACCTTGCTCTGAGAAGAGATCCATATTGAAGAGCCCTCCGAAGTAGGAGTGCGGGCCCAAGCTTCGGGCCCAAACAGTCTTTCCCAGTCGTGTCGCTCCATAAAGGACCAGTCCCCTTGGCCTAAGAATAGAAACATCGTCAGCTTCAGTGTACAGCTCTTCTTAGGGTTAGGGCCGGAGGCTTAGGGTTAGGCCCGGAGGGATAGGGTTAGGGCCTAGATGAATAATTCCGCTCTTGATCTTGCACGCACCTACCGTGTGCAGCTCTGTCCGCCAACCACATTTGGCGCCAACCCTCCAGTTCGTCAGGCGTAGTGAACGTGCCCGCGGGGGTCACGTAGTCTGCCACCACTGGCCTGTACTTCCATTCCGCGTATAGCTTGAGAGACCCAAAATTGCATCCGAGTTGCTTAGGAGCAAGAGCCGCCAGCTTCTCAAAAAACTCGTCTTCAGTCGTTGCGCAGATGATCTCGCCCCAGATGTCTGACTGCGTCCGCTCGGAATCCTCCTTATCTCCGCCCGGCCGCTCGCATGCATCACCAATGATAAAGTGCCCCTCCTTGTGGCCTGCGTACTTGCCGACGTAATCCCAGCGTCGTCCAGGATTCGCCGAAAATCTCTTGATGTTCGCCCGACGGCCTCCCACAAAGAAAAGTTGTCCGGCGTCTGGGTGAGAAAATGGCTCATCCCACTGTACAAAGCAGTGGAAATGAGGTTTGCCATTCTGATGGAGCTCTCTACCAAGTCGGTACACTGCTCCAGTTCCCGTAACTGCATCAATAATGCATTGAGGATCGAAGTCGTCTGGACAATCGGAATAGGTGAGGAGGACATAGTTGACGTTGTCGAGTTTGAACTTGCGTGTCATTTTTGGGGGCGAAGATAACACTGTAGCCCCCAAAAAAAAAACTCACCCCGACCCCCATATATATACCCCCGACCGGCGCAAAGTTCCCCCGCTTTGCCCTAACTACCCCTCATGCCTGGCTTCCCCTGCACCTATGGCTTACCGAAGAAAGCG